ACTTGGCAAGGTCAATGCCAAAAGATGCAATAGAACCGCTTAAAATGGGCGAATAACACGCTCTGATATTATCTATCCCAAATGGGTTGCTTTGGTCATCGGCAGGTTCAGCCAAATAGAGTTCCTTGAATACATAGTCGGGAAGGTCTCTTTTTGCTTGTTCAATCTCTTGCTCTGAGATGATTCCTTCCTTGGCTGCATCGTAGGCGGTGATTTTGAAAAAGGTGTAGTCGGGTTCTCCTTGCCTTGCTCGTTCTCCGAGTTTGTAAAACCAGTTCTTTTTGCCTTTGACGTTCCCAATCATTTTGCATTTGCCTTGGGTAGCGGTTAGAGTAGAACGGAGAGCAAACCACGCTTCCTCTCTTGCTCGTGAGGCTTCATCAAACACCGCAGCAAACACATCATCTCCATAGAGGTTGTCTGCTTTCTCTGCTGACTTGAACTCTATCCTTGACCCCATCGGGGTGGTTAGAACCAGTTTGGATTCGTTCGCTTGAAAGAAGTTCGGGTCGCTGACTTGGGTCTTCATCCTTCGGAACGCTATCTCCGCTTGTTGGTAGACGGGAGCAACCCACCAGACCGATTGGTTTTGTTTTAAGGTCAAGGACTGCTCAAACAACCAAATGATATGTGAGGCGGTCTTTCCTGTTTTAGTACTTGCTGCGGTTATGGTATAGCGAGAAGGCGAGTCAAGGATGGCTCGTTGATAAGAGGTGAGATATGGTCGCTCATAGTTTATTTGCATATTGATTTGAGCAGTTCCATTCGGATAATGTTCTCAGCTTTTAAAGAGTGGTGGTCATCACAGTAGGCTCGGTTGATTTCCCCAATCTTGTCCCACTTCTTTGATTTCAAGAGTTTGTCCAAAGGCGTCACCCAGTCATTGTTGTCTACAAAGAACACTCCGAGATTTGATTTGTGGTTTGTGTAGGGTTCTACTCGTGAGCAGATAATAGGGCGATTGTAGGCAGCAGCTTCAACAATCTTCAACTCGGATTTGTAGCGATTGAATTTGTCGTGGGTCAAAGGTGCAAGAAGGATATCAATCTCTGAATAGTACTCAGCGTACTTGATAGGCGTTGTGCCTTCTCTGTGTTGAAACCAATCTGGTCTTTCTTTCCTTGATTTGCCCGTGATGCTTTTTTCCATCTTAGCCCAAATGGATTGGTTCTCGTGGAATCCGCACATTAAGAACCGAGCGTTGTATTTCTCAATGATTGGCTCAATCTGTCCTTCAAGCAACCTGATATCTTCCTCGTGAGAGATGCCTCCAACCCAACCGATTGTCAAAGGATGGTCGGTCTTCTTATTCCATTGCTCGTGGGAATAGTCCAGAGCGTTCTTGACAATAGTCACCTTAGGATTCAACGAAGTGATTACAGAAGCCAATTGAGGTGTGGTGGTCATTACCGCATCAGCGTAATAGATAGCGTCTTTGATGCAGTTCTTGATAACCTTGCGGTATGCTTGGTAGGCTGGGTTGTGGCGTGGAATTATCCAGTAATCGTCAATGTCTATGATGTAGGGTATTTTGTTCTTGGCGAGTATCTCCAAAATATTGTATTGCAGGTCACCAAGCCATCTGTTAAAGACCACACAATCATAGTCGGTGTATTTGAGACCGCCCCACTCGGCTCGGTTTTGGCTCACATCAACTGTCACATCGTGGTCTTGCTGCAACCGAGCAAATGGAACAAACAAGCGGTGATAAGCCACTCCGTTTGAGCCATCAAGTAGGACTAAGATTTTCAAAACAAATTGTCTTTGGGTTTCTGATTAGAGATGAAGTGAGTCGCTTTGGATTTCTCGTGAGGTGCTTGGCGTTTGCCGACTCTCAGCTTGATGTCTCCATAGGAGTTCATTTCAAGTTTACCTGATTCCAAAGCCTCTTGAATTGCTTTGATGTTGATTGAGATGTTCATCCCATACTGGTCTTCCCAGCCGTTTCCAAAATATAGTTTTTCCATAGTTTTTATTAGTCAAGTTTCAGCGTCACATTGACGATCTTCTGCTCAATGGTTGCGTCAATCTGTTCTTTGGGTTTGCCGTAGACACGAGATAGGAGAGTGTCCATAGAATACAGAGAGCCTTTCTCAAATGACTTGATAATTGCCTTTGCAACCGTCTTTTCAAGCATCGTTGCGTCATCGTTTTCAAGCACCTCTTTTATCTGTTCCTCGTTCATTGCCATAATCGCTTGGATGGAATCATTCACCTCGGCTAACTTGTAGCCGTTCTCCTTCATTAGTGTGGTGAATTTCTTTGGGCGACCTTCCAAGTTTCTCCTTTCATCATCTCCTTTTTTGAAAGGTTTGAGGTTGTCTATTACATTTGGGTTGTTTGCCATTGATTACAGATTTATTTCAGTTTCTTGTATGATTTATCTCGGATGTCTTCTCCAAACAATTCCCAAAGTTTTCTTCTTTCAACCCACCAATCTCTATTTCCTTTGCTTTGGTGAAACCAGTTATGGCACTTCATGCACAAATTGATGAGGTTGCGTTTATCGTGTAAAAATTCGTGATTGGGTTTTTCGCTTCTATACACAAGGTGATGCATTTCCCATTGATATGTTTCTTGTGTACCGCATCTTTCACAAAACAAATGCCCAGCAAATTTCATCATTTCTTCTCTCATTTCATTTCGTGTTCTGAGATATTGTTTTTGTCCTTCTTCTGATTTCCTATTGTCTCTTGTGTACATACCGCTTTTGAAAGATGGATTGTTTTCACCAAATCTTTTCTCTGTGCTTTCTTTGTTCCATCTTCTTGTTCTTTGAGATTTCATATTCTCAACTCGGCAATTTGCAGAACAGAATTTGTCAAGGCTCGTATATGGAGTAAATTCTGATTTGCATACTTGACAATTCTTTGTCTTTGGCTTTTTACTTCTTTTGTCCATACCTGCCTGTTGTTTGCATTGCTTGGAGCAATAGACATTCAAAACACTTCGTGATTGAAATTGCTCATTACAAATTTTGCATTCTTTCATACATATATAGACACAAGATGTATTACATCTGTTGCTTCATCTCACACGGTATCCAATCCGTCTGGTGGTAGTTCATTTCCTTCAGATAAATCTGTGTGTGTTTTTTCACGTCTTTTTCGTTTTGGTTTTTGTTCATCATCTGAAATCTGTGCTGCTTGGATTTCTTTTTGTTGTGCTTCTGCTCGGATGATTAGAGAGTAGAAAGCTTCAACAAAGCAAGTTGAACAAGATGGCATCGGTTTTCCCATCTCAGTTTGATAGATGTTGCGGAGTCTTACTCCTTGTTCAGGGGTCACTCGGAAGTATCCTTGCTGCTTCCATTGCTGAAACAACGGAGAAAGTTCAAGGACAAAGTCAATGTCTGTTTGTATCATAGAAAGAATGAATAAAGGGTTTGAGTAACGAGCAGAAATGCTGCCCATTTAAGGTCTGTTTTTAGGCTATAATGTTTCATTTATGGCTCAATTGTAGGTTATAAATATCTATTAATGGTCGTTGATAGCCACCCCGATAGAGCAGCAAACGGAATGCCACTCCACCCATAAAGCGGAACAAAGAACAGTAGTCCCATCCACCAAGCCATACAGAGTTCGCAGGTGAAAGGTTTAATTTTCGCCCTCCAACCTATCTCTGAGACAAATATGATGGAGAGACAACTGACTCCGACTATTTCTAGCAATGTATTCATTATTGATTTTGATTTTAAGTTCGTTCACCACTCGGAGGATTTCTTGACGGCTGATGTCGGTGACTCTTGCAATCGCTCTTGCTGACCTCGGTCTGATGTTGTCATCGCCCTTTGACCAGAGTTCCCAGATTCGTGACTCATACCAATCGCACTTCTCAAGGACGGCATCAATAGCCTCTTGATGATGTTCGGTGTATGGTTCATCTTCACACTCAATCTCTACTTGGCTTGTGTCCTCCATTCCAATGGGTCGGATGAAGTTCTTCTCAAAGGATGTTCGTTTGCCGTAGAACTGATTCAAGATGATCCTGGAAACAAACCCAGCCCAGTAGCCTGATTCATATTTTTCTACAATCCAAGATTCGGATTTCTCGCAAAGGATGAGAAAGAGTTCTTGATACAAGTCAGATGCAAGGTCTTTGCCGACTTTGATGCAAAAGCCCCTCACCCATTCTTCTTGCGATAGTTCAGTTATTATCTCGCTCTTTGTGATGTTTCAAAGTTTGTTTAATTTTTATTTGAAATTTGCACAACTTATCAACTCGTGAAACTCCCATCCGTCTTTCTCGTACTTCTTGCGATAGTATTTGATTTGAGCTTCGGTCACACAGCAGATGTCAGATTGCATTGTACCTTTTCTCATCACGAGCAGCCAAGATTTCACGGGCGTGTATGTAGGTTTGGGTTTCAATAAAGTTGGATTTGGGTAAAGACATAAGGTCGTTGATTTGACGATATCCGTGAATGGCGGTTGAATGGTCTCTCAGCATATATTGCCCAAGTTTCATCCAAGAGAATCCAGCCCTTCTTCCGATATAGAAGAACACCTGACGAGCAATTACATTGTGTCTCTCTCGGTTGGGTGAGCGCATCTCGGATACGGTAACACCTGAGGCGGTACTGACGGCTCTCGCTATCTCATCCAAAGGAGCATTGTGGTCAACTGGGTTCTCTAAATCTTGCAGAATCATTTTGTACTCTTGAATTGATTGTCTTGCGTTGGCAAGGTTAGACCAGAGCGTTTGGCATTTCTTCAGCAAACGAGCGTTCTGGATTTTGAGTTCTGTGTTTTCTGTGTATAGGTCTTTCATAAGTGTTTTAGCCATTGTTCATATATCTCATCTGCTATTCTTGCTGTCATTACTGGAGGAACTGACATTCCTATCAAATATTCAGGTTTATTTTTTCTAAAATCATAATCTTTTGGATAAGTTCCACATTCACATAACTCGTCAAAATTTCTGAATCTTGGATAATCAAATAATACACAATTATCACTACCTGTTATTGTATTAGCTACTTTGTCCATATACAAATACTTATAATTAAAATGAGCATTTGGATTTTCTCCAATTCTTTCGGATGACTTACTAAAATCAATATCTCCAAAAATTCTATTTTCCCAAAGAATTAATTGTTTTGTACTTAATTTTCTATCCAGTTTATCAATAAATATTTCTTTAAACTGTATTTCTTTATCATTAAAATCAAGTTGTATTTTGGGAATTATAGTAAACATATCTTTTTGCTCTAAAAATTGATTACACAAATCTTTTCTCAAGGCAATAAAAAAAACTCGCTCTCTTCGTTGTGGAACACCCATTTTTGATGCGTCAAGCAAAAAATGTTGTACCATATACCCACATTTATCAAATTCCTTATAAATCCTTCTAACATATGCTTTTGCCTCACCCATCAATAAACCTTTCACATTTTCAGCAATAACAACTTTGGGCTGCAACTTTTTTGCTAAATCAATAAAATCAAAAAACAACTCATCTAAAACTTGATTAGCCTGGCCTTCTCTGAATTTTTTTTCTTTGCCCCAATCTTTTTCACGATTACCAGATACTGAAAAACTTGAACAAGGTGGCGAACCATCTAAGATATCAAGATTGTATAACTCATCAGGCAAATCATCCCTCAACTTAAAGGTTTGTATTGGCTCAAGATATGAGTACTTTGGATTGTGATTTTTTTGATATGCTTCCATCATCTTTGGGTCTATCTCATTACATCCCAAAACATCAAATCCTGATAGTTTGTATCCCATTGTAGAGCCACCTCCACAAGCGAAACAGCTGAACACCTTTCCTTTGTCTTTAGTGAATACAGCGTCTTTTAATGTCCAATTGTAATTGTATTTCATTCTGTAAATTTTGTAAGTGAACCGGTGAACTTGACATCTATTGTCACACATTCACCGTGTCGGTTTTTGGCAATCATCAATTCTGCTTCCTCCGTGTCTGGTTTTTCATCTTGATAGTAGGCAGGGCGGTAAGGGAAAAGAATCGCATCAGCATCTTGTTCAATCGCTCCTGATTCCCTCAAGTCAGAAAGTAGAGGTCGGTGGTCGCTTCGCTGCTCTACGGCTCGTGAGAGTTGAGAAAGAGCAATGACACAAATTCCCAAGTCCTTTGCAATCAGTTTTAAGTTGCGAGAGATTTCAGCGACCTCCTCTTGGCGATTCTGCTTTGTGCCTTTCATTAGTTGGATGTAGTCAATTACCAAAAGGTCAAGCCCGTGTTTCTGCTGATGGATTTTCAACTTAGCCGATAGGCGGTCTATTCTCAATGAGGTGTCATCATCTAACCACAGAACTGGGTTGTCTGCAATGGTGTAGTCCACTATCCTATCAATGTGACCTTGTGAAAGGGAGTTGCTGCGGATTTTGTAGTTCTCAATGTGTGTCTCGTGGGTCAGAATCCTCCGAGCCAATTGGTCAACTGACATCTCAAGGGAAAGGAAAAGAACCTTGTACCACTTTGATGCCTCCAAAGCCCAAGTCATAGCGATGGCAGATTTACCCATTCCCGGTCTCCCGGCACAGATAATGAGGTCTCCTCTGTTCCAACCTCCAAGATATTTGTCAAGATACCTCCAGCCCGTTTTCATTCCGTTGGTAGCGTCTTGTCGTTTGAACGCTTCGCATATGTCATCACAAGCCTTGTTGATGGCTTTCCTTGAGGATATCGGCTCACGGTCAATGTGAATCGTTGCCGTTGAGATTAAGTTGGTCAGTTGAGAAACAATGTCTCCTTTCAAGTCAATTTTTGCAAGGCCTTGAACAAGTCGCTCGTGTTCGTGTTTCTTGGCAAGTTGTTTTAGGTAGGCATCTACAAGGACATAATCCGTAGCCATCCCTTGAATCATCACAAGGTCTCGCATCGGCATCGTTCCTTTCAACTCAATCAAGATGTTTGAATTGTTCAAAGGCTTGTTGGCGAGATATAGTTCCTGAATCTTTTGAATCGCTGGTCTGATGTGTGGTTCAAACCAAGTAGGATTTGCTGAGAGAAGTTTGAAACGAGTTGTGTCATCAAACATCGCTGCTGCCAGTATGTATTGGGAAGGTGTCATAGTGTTGCTTTTTTGTATTTAGGTGAAGCAAGTTCGGTTTTTGATTCCACTTTTGGAGGATAAATGCCTTGGTAGTTTTGAGCGATTGAATGCTCAACTGCTTTGGCAAACTCATCTGCCGAGTATTTGGTTTGGTATTGAGATATGAGCATCTTCATTCCAGTTTCCTTGTAGGCTTGTTTCTTTTCAGCCTTGTACTTGAACCAAAGTTCAAAGGAATCCAAATACCCTTCTTTTATTGTTTGTTTTATATTGTTTGTTATATACTGTTTTGATTGGTTCAGATTGACCTTCTCCATTGGTTCATTTTGACCCAATGCATTGGTCAAAGTATACCAGTTCGTTTTGTTCATTGGATTGCTATCTAACTTCAATACTTCAATCAAACCTTCTTCCTTCAATTTCAACAACGCTCTCTTGATTGTTGATTCACTCATAAATGGATATGTATCGTGCCATTCTCTGACTGAATTGTACATCCATACCTTGCCATTGTGAAAATGAGATTGCTTATTACGGTTTAAAACCAGACCAAACTGAATACCTTGAATTAGGATTGCAGCCTCTACACCATACTTTATAGCGTATTCGGTTTTGAATGATATCGTTTCAACCTTCATATCTATCTGGTGGTAAGTAGTCATAACTTCTAATTTTTGTTTTTCCGGTCTTTGTTTCAATCACAACCATTGACATTCCGTATGGTAGCAATCTTTCAAACAATAGATGTAAATCGTCTTTGTCATCACTCTCAGCAATGACTCCAAATTGTGTTTTGTTTAATACATCGGGATAGACCCCAAGTAATGTGTATTTTTTCAAAATAAAAAAGCCCCAGAGAGAGTAGGATGTGTAGCAGCCATCCGACCCTTCCAGGGCAATATATTTGTTCTTCTAACCAACTGCTACTCGGTTGTGAACTTCTTCTATTTATGTTTAGCAAAGATAAGTTTTTGGCTTAATATCCCAAGTCCTTTTTCCAAGTTTCTTGATGTTCGTGGCGGATCTTGTACTTGCTACCTCTGAGGTGTGGGTACTCTTCTTGGAGTTTTTGTCTGCATCTGCGGATAGTTTCAGGAGATGTGAATGCACCAGCAGCGTAGAGGCGTAGAAAGTCCATTGCTGAGATGTTTGGATTGCCACTCATTTCACCTTTCCAAACGAGTGATTGTAAGAGGTTGTCATCATCCATAGACTTGGGATGATTCAACAGGATTGATGCTATCTTCTGCTTGTTCATAGTGCTTTTCCTTTGTATAATTTTTTGCGTTCGGTCTTGAGATGCTTCTGCCATTCGTTAAATTGAGGAATGGGCTTGTCACGCTCAGGGATTGGTTGGTGAGGAACATCGTAAGAGTCAATGCCCTTCTTGATGATGAATTTGAGGTAACTGATTGCTAAGATGGCAATGGTCACCGGGATGATTAGAATTGCTGGTATCATAGTTTGATGTGTTTGAGTTCGTGTGCTTCC